CAGCTACCGCAGCTACCGCAGCTACCGCAGCTACCTCCTGTCACCAACTACGACACAAACCAGTAACAGAAAGAACTAAATATGATTGTAACCAAAGACATGGAACCTGAGAACCTTATCCCGTTTGAGGATATGAACTTAACCGGACGCCACATAATCGTGCATGGCAGCACTGATCCTGTGGGAGTCTTCAGAGTCACCGGAGGCTTCGGTTGCTTGCCGCCCAAGACTACAAGCAACCCCACTGGAAAGGTGTACGGACAGTACGTCGCCAGCGGGGAAGAGACGTACACCTTCCGCTCTGATTCCGCTGGCCTTGCCACGGATGCAGAGATAGAGAGGGCCAACCAGTGGGCAAAGCAGCCAAAGCACATCATCCTGCCAGCCATTGCCGAGAAGCTGTGCGCGCAAATCTGCGACACAGCGGGGGAGATATCCCGCGATCAAGGTAACCGATGCAGCAAGGATTCGCTGCGCTCTACCGTGATGGAGTTGTCCCTCTCTGCGCAGCAGTTGTGCAGGATGGTGAAGACTCTAGCGGAAAGCGTAAAGCAGACCGAGTTGGAGGGCGTCAATGCCGACTAGATTGACCAAGCCACTGACAAGGGAGGTGGATGCCACAGTGCGTGACCGTGGCAACGACCGAACACTTGTGGTTACCCTTGACCGCTCAACCATAACCTTCCGCCTTAAAGGCACACGCCAGCAAGTCACCGTCGCCTTGGACAAGTTAGCCAAGGAGTCATTTGACAGAGCGGCGCGGGCCAGTGCAGGGTTGTGACGTGAAGCGCAGCAACAAGGTATCCCCGAAGTGGGCCGAAGAGTGCAGGGATACGATCAACGATCCTATCCCTCGCTTCCGATGCATTGCCAAGCGCATGGCCTACATGGAAGTGGGAAGGGTCATGCCGCTGCGTGACGCTACCCTTGAAGTGTTCCGGCAGTACATGCCCATGAGTCACCATGTGGCTGACTACCTGTACCAGTTGAAGGAAGATCAACTCAAGGAAGACCCTGACTCTGAGGTGACGGCAGAGTCGGTGATGTCGCGTTATCGACGACCATTCAGAAGGTAAACCACGGGGCGCAGGCGTTTTGCTTGCGCCCCTTTTTTGTGCCTACTTCAACTGCGCCCGCCGTGCCGTCTGCCAATACCGATCATGCACCGTCTTGATCCGCTCCTCGTAGTCCGGCAACTCGTTCTTCACCCACAGCAGGAATTGCCGCTGCTCCTTCACTGACGCCTGCTTGCCGTCGATCAAAACCGGCTGCTTGCCACGCACGCTGGCCTTGATCGCCGTCAATGCCTTCTTCCGACTCAGTTCATCCATCCCTTCAACCAGCCGATCTCGAATGATCCGCGCTTGCTCCACGTCACCGGCCAGCAAGGCTTCGTTCAGTTGCCCGTACAGTTCCCGCTTCTCCGAGTGAACCACCTTGCCCCCACTCCAAACCAACTCCTCGTCGTACCCCTGTTGCTTGGCGAACTTCCTCGCTGCCGCACGCACCAGCTTCGCGTCCTTCTGGCCTTGCTGCACCTGTGACTCGTAGTCTTCGATTTCCAACCATCGACGCACGTTGTGTTCTATGCCGCCCCGCCATGAAGTTCCCGGCACGCCAACGGCCCGCATCAAAGGTAGCCTGCGCACCATCTTCTCCACTGCTCCCAATACCGCTTCTCCCTTGGCGTCGTAGTTCTGATCACTGGTCAGGATGTTCTTAACGTCCCTTACCATGTTCACACTGTCCTCGGCCAAGTCCTCGACCGGCGCACTGATCGGGATCATCTCCTTCCATCGAGCCGCCCGTGTATCCATCGGGTCGAGCCATGAAATGTAATCCGTGAAGATGCCGAAGCCGCCATCGTAAATGATATCCATCTGAAGCCGCGCCCCGTAACCGGCAAAGGTTTCAGCCTGCTTGGCTGATGCTGGGATGACGACCTCCTTGCGTTCATCATCGTAGAACAAGGCGCGGAACAGGGTGGCGTACAGTTCCCCCTGCCCGATCATTAGGAACATGCTGCGCAGGAACGGAGCGACATCGCGCACCTTCTTCTTGCTGCCATCCGGCATCGTCACCACCGTGCTGTGCCGCATGGGTTGCCATACGTTCCGCGCATAGTCCCGTGCCCTTTGGAATCCCCACTTCTGGAACTGGAAAAGGATGCGCAGTGTCGGCTCGTCCATCCACAGCGGGTGCTGCCTGATGTTGTAGCCGTATTGCTTCTCATCCACCATCTTCCGCAGGTAATCCTGCATCGCCTGCGGGTCAGGATTCCAGTGGCCGTCCTTGTCCACCATCAGCAGCTTCTTCACCTGCCCCGGCTTGATGCCCGCCCGTTCAAGTGCCGCCAAATGTTTGGCAAAGGCATCACTATTCGGGGCCGACCTTGACAACTCCTGCGCCCGCCGCAGATGCTGCCGTGCCGCCAACAGCGTGATCGCACGGTTAAACTCCTCGGCCTTTCGGTTCATCACCAGTGCCCAGTGGCGAACCTTGCCCAGTGTTTCGGATACCTTGGCGTCTTTGCCAACCTTCACGTCGTCGTCACCCCACATCACCGCATCACGTCCCGCCAACACGTCATGCTTTAGCATCCCCAGCGCATTGGCTTCAGCGATGGCATCCATCTCACCCTTGTTCACTCGGCTCTGCAATGACTTCATGTTCGGAGTGATCACTTGCCATAACACCTTCGTCGAAGAGAGCAAGGAGTTCCACATGCCAAAGGATTCGGCGTTGGCACGCATGGCGAAGAGGCTGTTACGAACCGCCGTCAACGGGCCGGAGAGATAAGCTGCCGTGGTGGCCGTCATGCCCCAACGGGAAAGGAAATCACGCGCCGTGTCACGGCCCTGATTAAGCCGGTAGATTGTGTCGATGATTCCCTGTATGTACTTCTTGTTATTCTGCCCTTCCACTGACTCAAGGGCAGCTTCAAGTGCCGTCGGAACCTTCTGCCCATTCTTCCCAATGCCCTGCCCGAAGGTGTGGATTTGTGCTGCCCGCGTAACGAACCGGCGCAGGTAGGCAATGTACGCCTCAATCGAGGTGTCATAAAACTCATTAGGCAACCGCCACTGACGCGCCTTCTCCATGTTCGCCATGAAATCGTTCGTGTCGGTGCGGTCATTCAACCCCATCATCCCGTGCATCATGGAGTTCAGCATTCGCTTCGCCTCTTCCCGATCCTTGGCGTTGCCGTTATCCACCATCGAATCCAGCAGGCGTCCGTATGCATCCGGGTTTAGCTGTGGGTCGTTGATTAAACTCCATGTCTGCTGGCTAAACACCCGTGGGTAATGCTCGCTGCCAAGGATGGATACGTTCACCCACTTGCCGCCAGTCTTGCTCTTGTCCGGCTGGAACACCTTGACATTATTGTCGCGCAGGAAGTTGCCTGTCTCTATACCCACGTTCTTCTGCCATGCCACCAGTAGTCGGGTTGCTTCCGATGCCTTGTTGTGCAGGAAATATTCGGCCACCCCCAAGTTGTACATACGTTGCGCCTTGGCCCTCTCCGCGCTACCCATTCCGGGCGGCAGCGACCGCTCCCGAATGGAAAAGTATGCTGCCGCCTCACTCTCGGCCTTACTCAATTGCTTGCGAGTAAGCGGCTCTACCGTCGTTGTCCATGACACCTTCTTCCAGCCGTGCTTCTCGGCGTGCTGCATGGCCTGTTCCTTGGTGTAGAAAAATGCCCCCGGCGGCACAACCTTGTCGATGTTGTGCCGCTTCTGATCCTTGCGCTCCTTCGGGTCAGACAGGCCACGGTAATTCCCGTGCTGGTCAATGCCAGCCATCATCACGCCGCCCTTGCGCAGTACGTTGTACCCGTTCATGTATTCGCCCAGCAACTCCTGCTCCTTATTGAAGTAGGCGTCCACTTTGTCGGCCACCGCTGCCATCCGTGGCCCCGCCTTGCGCAGCGTGTCCGTGGTGGCCCACTCTGAGGGACTTAACACGCGCCAACCCAGCTTGCCTTCATCGACACTGACTGGCGCACCTTCAGGTATGCCTGACGTGCTTTCATCCATGCTGGCCCCGAAGGTGAGGCCATTGGAATCGCTGTAAAGTTTATCAATTGCCGCCAGTTTCTTAATCCCGGTGGCCAGCGTGTCTCGCATCCACCCTTTAAGTACGGTGCGCCCCGGAATAATCTTGGGACTGATAGGCTCCCTTCTCTCGTTCAGTATGTGAACGCGGGTTACGCCCTTCTCTCCGTCCGTATTGTATTGATACACAGGCCGGGTCGGGATTGCGCTACTGTCGTACAGTTCCTTGACTACCCCTTCGTTCAAGGCCAACAAGTCCAGCACCTCCGCAGCCGACTCAAGCGTGCGCCCGTGATCCAACTCTGGAGCCAACACGGCGTTTACTACCATCAATTCCTCTTGAGTCAGGTACAGGCTACTGTTCTTGATGATCTCCATGCTGCCGCCATGCACCACCCAACGGGTAGTCGATGGTTCCTTGGCGCGTACCGCCTTGCGTACAGTCCTCTGAGAGGTGGTCTTCTCGGAAGGCAGCCGCTTGCGGAAGGTGCTGCGGCTTTGCTTCCTTCGGTCAATCTTGCGGTAACCCTTATCGGCTGCTTCATCAGCCTCCCTCTCAGTCATGGGTTTCTCGTCAGGGGAAAACTCTTCCTCCCCCATGAAGACCAACCCTTCTTCCGTGGTGATCTCCTGCTCCTCAACCGAGTACAGAACCTCATCCCCTTCAACCACCTCCTCAATAATCTGCGGCTCCACAGACCACTCAATGCTCTGGATGTACGCTTCGGCCTGCTCCTTGGTATGGAACGACGAAGGTGGCAACTCCACACTCGACACCCCGATGTCGGTCATCCGCTCGGTGTAATTGCGCAGGGTTGCTGCTAGTGCGAAGCGGTAAGCCTTGGCGTTGCTCTGAGAAGTTCCCGAATGGGAGTAGCTTGGGTCAGCAGCCTCCTCCAAAACCTTGGCCAATTGCTCCTCACTAAAGTTTCCATCAGCATCATAGATGCGGCCCGCATCCATCCGCTGCTCACCCTCGCGGTTCCGTGCGTTGAGGTATTCCCCGAATGCGTTGGCGTACTCGTAGGATTTCCCCCCGGCCTTCCCCCCCTTCATGGAGGCGACCGAGATGGGTGACTTCCCTTCCCCTCTCACGTCCACTTTGCGGTCTTTGACATTCTCTAATGCCTGCGCCTTCTGCCGGTCAGTCAACTTCCTGTCAGCAGCAAGCATCAACAGCTTGTCCCTCGCCTGCTGCTGCTCGCCTTCTGATGGCAAAACAGATGGCAACACATCGTCAGGGTCTTTGCCACGGGCCATCGCCACTAACCCGCTGTTAGCGGGTGACTCAAGCACCAGCTTCAAGCGCATGACCTCCTCGGCCTTATCGATTGCCCGCGCCCTGCCCTCCTCCGCGTGATCAAAGTGAAAGGTTGTCGCCCCGAACCCTGTCCCGCTAACCCCGTTCACCTCATTGCGCCGCACTTTGAAGCGGCCCGTTATTTCGGTCATCACATGACGCGCTATCATGGCCTCGTAGAACGAGATCGCTTCACTGATGTGTTCACCCGGCGAGTAATACCCTTGAGACAGGTCGTCGCCTTCCTTAATCGCATCCGCTTTTCGGCCGCTCTTGCGGGTGCGAAGTGACTGCGTTGAATCTAAAGCGTTTTCGCCCCACACCCGTTCGGCTTCCACGAACGCCACGGCACGCACATACCATCCCCAGTCCGCCTTGCCTCTGGAAAGTTCTTCCGGTATATGGTTCGGGTCAGTGATCCACCCTGCCTGTTTAAATTTCTCCAGTGCCGCATCGTAGTCCAGACCCTCCAACTTATAGTAGGCCAGTGCCCTGAGCAGGGCATCACTCTTGGCCATCATCTTGGTCAGTCGGTTCCGGCCTTCCTCTCCTGCCGTACTCATGCCGCCCGGATCGGTGGCCACCAACCCTCCCACCTCACTGATCATGTCCTTGGGGGAAACCCGGTCACTTTCCCGTCCTTCAAAATTTGCCGCCGCCGCTTCTGCCAGCCTCAACGCAGCGTCATACCCTTCTTTGGTGTTCGGGTAATACGAAACCTCAGTGCCTCCTGAATGGGGGATCGACAGCTTCAAAAGCTGGCCCGTTTGCCATACATCAGGAATGGCATCCTTCATGTAACTAACCAGTTCGCTCCCGTCAGGTAGCTTCTCAACCCGCAGGAAGTGTTCCGTGGCTTCAAGGTGCAAGGCCAGCGCACTGGGCATGTCGCGTTCACCATGCTCATCCTTGACTCGGCCTCCCAAGGATTTCATTACCTTGCGAATCAATGAGCGAACTCCCTTGTAGTACTCATGCCACAGTCGGTCGCCTCTGGCGATTGCCAGAGTCTCCAACTGGGCGGCATGGCGTTCATTGCGCATCATTCGCAATGCCTCCATCGCCACCTGTTCCGGCGTGAGCGGGTGGGAGAAGAATCTGCCTCGCAGCTTTCCTTCCGGCTCGCCAACCGTCTTCGTTCGGGGCGCGTAGTTCCCCACGATATACTCAATCTGACTGGTACTTAACGTGCTGTAGATTGCAGCGAGATAGGAGGAGACATGCTTCATCCCCTTCGGGTTAATGCGCAGATCAGTCAGAACATGGCGGATCACTTGAAGATCAAGTAAGTGTACCAGTTCCTCGTCCACCACACTCTCAATGCTGCGCTGGTTTTCTTTCTTGCCGACCAGCTTCCCGTCAACCAGCTTGTAATGTTTCCGTAACACCTTCGGGTTCACGAAGATCACACCGGGATGCGCCGCGTTCACCCATACGGCATCACCCTCCTTCTCGCTCGCCGCCTTTTCGGGGAACTGCATCCGCACTGTATGCACCTCCACCCCTGAAAAATTCCCCACCATCACGTCAATGACATGATCGATAAAGGCTTCAGCCACTGGAATCGTTTCCTTGGCCTCGCCCGCCCGCTTCAGGTTCGCCCCCTCCAGTGCGACGACTTTCTGTTTGCCACGCCGCACTGACAAGGCATGTCGCTTCTCATCAATGCGCCGCTCCTGTGATTCCTCTTTAGCCTTGGCTTCCTGTGCCTTGCGCTGACGGCGTTCTTCAATTCCCTCTGAGACTTGCGCCAGCAGGGAAGTGCCCACCGGGTTCGGCAACGTCCGTCGCGATTGAACCACCCCGTCCACGATCTCTAACCCGCCATCGCTCACTTGGCGTTGAACATATTTATGTTCCTTCGAGCGTGCTGTCTGCCCCGGAGCATCCCGCTCGGCGGGGCGGTAACGGATGCCGCGCACCGAAAAAGTGGAACCTTTGTTGACCTCTGGCATGGCCCCCTTGATCGGCCTGTCAACTGCGCCATGCACCACCACCTCAGACTCCTTCTCCCCTTTCCTGCGTGGCTTTATCTCGGTGATGATGTAGCCGTCGTGACTGCCTACCTCCTCCAAAGTTTCAATGACTCCCTCTAGTTCACTCCTGCCGGACACCCATAGGGTGGCCGTGCCCATGCCGCCCGTGGACTCAACAATTAAATCGGACTCAGGCAGGACAACCACGCTGCCCTCCTTGCCCTTGGCGGGAACCTCGTACATGACGTACTCTTTCCCGTTGACTGCGCCTACGAGTTTACGCGCCTTGATGGCCTGACCTCCACGCCGTGACAACGTGACCTCGCCAGCCTTGCCCGCACGTTTAGCTTGAGCGGCGTTGGCTTGACGGGTCGCACCCTTGACCTTCTCTCTGGTGCGCATCGACCCCTTGAGGTATTTATGAATTGCCCGTAGCTGCTGCTCAGTGAATGGCCCGTCCGCCTTAAACTTCCCCTTACCCTCAAAGCTGGGAAAGGAAAACCTACCCCCTTGAACCGGCTCCCTGCCCATCATGTTGAGCAGTAGGTTCACTCGCTGCAAGCCTTCCTCAAACTCAGCCTTCGCCTCCTCCCGCCTATTTGCGTGCCGTGCCTGTTTCGGGGCGTTCTCCATCTCAATCAACGTGTTCAGGATTTCCCGCGCCCGGATCAATGTTTCCAAGTCCAAGACAATGCCGCCTCGCTCCTTCACCTTGTCAGGACTGTTCAGCCTGTCCAGTAGCTTTTGAACCTTGCCGGGGAACACCTTCCCTTGCGTCTGGTGCGCTCGAATCGCCTTGGCCTGCTCATTAATCTTCTCCACCAACTCTCGGTGTTCCGCCCCACGCTCACGGACGGTCATGCTGTGGCGTAACACGTCTAGTTCCGTAACTACCTTGCCATCCGAAGCCTCTACATGCCCGCCCTCCATGATGAAGCCGTCTTCGTTGATGTAGCCTCTCGCCTTGGCAGCAGCAATGGCCCCCGGCGTCCACTGCGGTGGCGGCTGCTCGCCCTCGATGATCGTGTCCAGTTCCGTGGCCTCGCGCTCCGGCCTCAAGTCCACTGCGCCTGATTCCCCTTGCGACTGGAGGATTGCCTCCACGTCCATCGCTTCATTGCGCACCTCGTACAGGTTCGGGTTCACCACGATTTCTTCGCCAGTGTTTAAATCCCGAACCAGCACCCAGCCTGCGCCCCCTTGCGGTGGCCCAGCCGCTGCAATCTTGCCTTCAGTGTCTTCAATGACTTCAAACTTTAAGGTCAACCGACCCACCTCATCGGAGTCAGGACGAACCTTATTGCCGTCCTCCACTATCCCGCCGGTCGTCTCCTCTGCCCCAACCGGAACCAATATTGTGCCGCCAGTGTACCTCTCCTCCTGCTGTGTAGTTAGCGCAGCCGCCCTTGCCTTGCGCTGTCGCTCAAGATTCTCCTCGTACTTGCGTTGCTGCTCCTCCAGTTCCGCTTGCCTTGGGTGCGCTGGATGCTCCGTCTCCTCGCGCTCGGCTTTCTGCGCCTCGGCAAATGCCTGTGCTTCCTCCCGGCTCATCTCTCCAAAGGTGGTTCCGGTCGGAGCCGAGACACGGAAGCGAACGTCTTTGGACTCCACCTCCACCTCGCCTTTCTGGATTATCGTGCGGTCGGTGTCCCATTTGGCTTCGAGTTCCTTCAGCCTTTCTTTAGCCGCTTGCAGATCAACCTTCGTGTCGCCCAGAATATTGGCGGCGTCTTCCGATATGATCTCCCTGCCCTCAATCTCCTCTATGTCCAACTGAAGTTCAGCGACTTCCTGCCTAGCCTCGCGACGCGCCTTCTTCAGTTCAGGATCGACCACCCGCACATCGCCCTCTTCCACCTCAGACGGAACCATCCCCGCCGCTTGCTCCATAGTGGCCTTGCTGGTGGTGGTCATAGTCCAGCCGCCACCCAGCGGGATGGAGACTGTGCCGTCCTCGTTCTGGATGTAATCATCCGAGGTCAGGGCCACGTCTTTCTCATGCTTCACCGCCTCGGAACGCTCATGGAACTCAGTAAACTCCGCGTCCGCTTCCTGAATCAGCTTCAGCATTTCGCTTTCATCTGTGCCCGTTACTAGTTCACCTTGCAGGGACATCAGTTCCTGACGCATAGCGTTTGCGGACAAGGTGTTGCCGGACATTTCCAGCCGATGAATCTCCTCATTCATTTCCACTATCCTCGCCTGAATTCGCGCCTTGCGAGCCACTCCTGCTGTAAGTAATCCGAAAACCGCACCCACCACACCGCCCGCGCCTCCGGCCCGAACCACATGCTCATACAGGTCACGGTTCTTGTCGTACTTGGCCAGTTCCGCCGCAGTGTAGTTCATCCACATGGTCTGCGCTGTCTCCTGAGCCGCCTCCATGCCAGCACCTTTAGTCGTCTGGATTAATCGCTCCCGCATCTTGCCGTTGCGAATCATCCCGTGAAGTGACCGCCCCCAAATTCCATTGCTGCCCTTATCAAGGTTCTTGAACAGCTTCAACGCCATCAAGTTGACACCAAGTGCCTCAATTGCTCCACCGGGCGCGTTCCACTTGTAAGACGACCAAGCCATGTCCAGTTCGCGGTCAGTCAGGCGGTCGCGCCCTTCGGCTCTTGCCCTCGCAAGCATTGTCCCATAGGCATCTTCCCAACCTTCCACCATCTGCACTGCCATGCCTGTCGCTGCTACTCCAGCGATCTGGATATTGCGTTCCGTCTTTGCTGCCTTGGCAAAGGCCGCTGCACGATCCGCCTCCCGCGCCATCAGTGGAGCCTGCGTCTTCCGCCCCGCCACGCCGCCACTCTTTTGGATGTTGCTCATGTGCCGCGCCGTGATCCGGGCACTGCCCCCCATCATATTTCGGCCTACACTCCCTACGCCCCTGCCTCCAACCATGAAACCCACCGCACTGCCCAACCCTTGGGGAACATCCGAGGCTAGGAAGCTGCCACGGTACTCCTTACTCTCATCTGGCACTATGTACTCCGTCGCCTCGCGGATGCCCTGACCCACGTTGTACAGGTTCAGGTACTTGGTTCCGAAGGCTTCCGTCTCCTCAATCGGCTTCAGATACCCGCCCTCGTCACGGATCGCATCCGGGTTATACTTACGCTCCATGTTGTACGCCCAGATGCCCAAGGCTTCAGGGAAGGAGGCAAAGGTTCCGGTGATGCCCGTGACGAAGCTGCGATAGGCTTGGCCAATCGCGCTAGTGTCGTCTGACTCTTCCTCAACCTTTTCAGGGCCAGACGCGCCTAGTGGCTCTAAACTCCAACCCTTGGCTTCAATTGCGGCATCAAAAGGGTCAGCACCCCCTTGCTCTAGTGACCAACCCTTGGCCTCAATGGCCCTAGTGAAGGCATCGGTTTGATTTTCGGCTGGCATGAGGTACGGCTATTTCTTCTTTTCAGGGGAATGCTTCGTAGATCACGACGGGGCGGTAACTCCCGGCTCAATGCGCTCCTTCTTGAGGAGGGAAGGATCGGGCCAAAGGCTAGTTCCAAACGGTATGTCCATTTCTTGAAGCCGACGATCCCACCCTTCAAAATACTCAAGGCTACGACGTGCATCTTTGAGGTCTTGATACGATTTGGGTCTGTAAAATTTCGTCCCGTTACTGGTGGAAAACTCCTTGGGCCATTGAGTGGCAGGCTTGTCCATATAGGGTTTAAGTTTTTTGTACACCTCCCTGCCTGTGGAGGGAAGCATCACTCCAGACCTTCCCCCTTCATAGTTTTTCCACCAGTTGCTGCGTCCATCTCCTCCGTACTCACCAAGCGCATCGCCTAGTTTTTCCAGAGAGACATCCCTTTTGTCATAAGCAAAAGACTGAACGCCATCGACTAATTGATCAATGCTATCATCGGAACCCCATTCTATATCGTCCGAATAATTGCGGGCGGTGTCTAGCATCCACCGGGCAAGGAACTCAGGAGTCCCGCGTGCCGCCAAGTCTTTTGCGATATCTCCACGGAATTCATCCACGTTGCCACGAATCTTATCGGGCGGTTGATTGACTAATGGTGGACTGTCCGATGGAGCCTTGCTCGCCCCTTGCCCTGCCCCTTTGGCGGAATTGTTCGCATTGATGATGCTCCTCTCAAGGCTTTCGATCTGCCCGTCACTACCTATGACCGGCTTCCACACCATGTCGCCCGGTTGCACCAGCTTCCCTGTCAAGGCATCGACTGGAAGGCCGTCCTTTACTACTCCAATCTTGGATTTTCCATATGCCATTCCAAGAACATCAGCAGCACTTCCAAGTGCTTGGAGGGAGTTCAGGTCGCCACTCTCCATGAAGGCATTGTAGGCATCAGTAAATATCTTGGCCTTTTCAGGGGCCAGTTTGATCATCTCAGCACGATCCTTCGCCGCCACGCCACGATCATGAGCCATTTTATTCAGTTCTTCGATCTGCTCGCGTGACGGGATAATAATATCCCCGCCAGAGAACCGTCTGGCCGGAGCATCCAACCCCGGCACTGTGCCGCCGCCGCGAGTCACACTGGCCCACGCCTCCTGCCCTAGCACCTTGCGGAGTTCCTCGCTCTCTTTGTAGCGTTTCAGGGCCGCATGGCCAGCGTTGTTAATCCTCCCGTTCTGGTCATGGAATCCAGCATTGGCTGCTTCGCCACCCTGCTCCCTAAAGAATTGCCCTGCCGGGGATTCCTTCATGGCATTCAATGACTCGATTTGGCTCTGCGCCTCCGCCTGAACCGAAAAGCCATTTGCCATCATGTATTCCTGAGCAGATTTCCGCCGCAAAAGCTGGAGGCGATGTGAGTTCGCATCGTTCTTCTGTGCCGTGGTTAATTCAGCGGCTGGCACATAATTATAAATCGTCTCCCAGTCATCGCTCTCCGCTGCCGAATTCATTGAGCCGATATCCCTGTACAGTAGGTCGCGTGACGCACCCTCGCGCTGCCTGCGCCTCATTTCTTCCCCGTTCTCGAATTGGGTGTGGTACAGGTTTTCCCACCCCGTCGCCACATTGATGTCACTCCGGTCAATCTGGTTTTGCAGTGTCGCGCCACTGATCAGCGCGGCATCCTGAAGCAGGTGGGTCTGTGCGTTATACCGATCCATCTGGCTTTGCTGGGTTCCTTCGGCCACGCTCGCATTCACTGCCGAACGGCGGGCCAATGAGTCAGCCATGCTGATTTTGGATTCCTTGGTCGCCTCATTGAAGTCATAAGATTGACGACTAATCAGGTTGCGTAGGTTCGCTGACGTAACGGCGTGTGGTTGCAATTGTTCACGATGCAGATAGGTCTGCTCGTTCAGATTCGTTGCCGCCTTGGACGCTTCCATCTTCAGCGGGTGCATGTCTGCACTTTGACTCATCGCTTGCTGTTTCGCCGCAGCGTCCTGCTTCCGCGAGGCAAAACTCTGTCCCTGCTCCATGCCTCTAGCAAAAGATTCAGCCGGATCAGCCGGTTTCCCCAGCCACGGCATATCGCTTAATGAAATGTTTCCAAGTGCCATATTGTTAATCCTTTATTCTATCCTGAAACCGGGCATTGCCTTGTCTATGTCTAGTTGAGGCGGCGTTCCTGCGCCGTAAATCATCTGATTCATTGCTGCCCCAGCCGGTAGCATCTCCCCGCCAAACGCCCTAGATGTTGCGGAGCCGCTAATGTTTGTGCCCTGTTGCGGCATGAAGGGCGCAAATCCTCTGGCCATGTTAAGCATTGACCGTCCCGGTTGAGCCGTGGGTTGAGAATACCAAGATAAATCAGGGATGGATGGTTGAGCAGCGGGGCCGTAAACCGGAGCCGAAGGCCCGTACCAGCTAGATTGGGCCGGTGTACCCCACCACGAATCGTTCATCATGGCTGGCGCAGCGGCTTGCGGCGCAGCAGCTTGCGGCGCAGCGACTTGCGGCGCAGCGGCTTGCTGTCTACCGCCAATCGCATTGGCCATCGCCATCGTTCCTGCATGGCCAAAGTACATCCCCGCCGCTTGCATCCCGGTATTGAGCAAGCCGCTAAACCTCGGATCAGGCGCAGCCGCAGTCTTGGCAGCCAGATAATCGCGTGTCCATTTGGTGTCACGCTCTTGGGTCTTGTGCGCGAGGCGTTGCGCTGGGGTCTGAAACATTGAGGACACCTGCATCACCTTTGGAGCCACAGTGCGATGCTGCTGGTTGACGAATCTTTCCGCCATGTCGTACCCGCGTTGCATCAGGTCGAGGCTGGTGAGTCCTAAGTCTCTCGCCTCAAGATTTCTAATTGCCCCGCTCCCTGAAGTGCCTGAACTGATCCCCCTAGACGCCGCCTTGTCTGCAATCTTAGCCGCTAAATCTCCGGGCACTCTGCCCGACAGGAAATCCTCGGCCACGTTTTTCTGCGAGCCTATGAATTTATCGTAGCCAGAGATGCCGCCACGCATTACCTGAAGCAATGCTTCCTGATCCTGCTCCGCAGCTAATCTGGCCAGCTTCCCTGCCTTGCCGACATTGCGAAGGTTCGCGTCGATTGCGCCTTCCTGCTCCTTGTCGATGTCTACGCCAACAAAGGCTGGGATGTTAGGCTTCTTGCCGAATAATTTACTGAGTAGTCCCATAACGTATCCTTAGATCAAGTTAGCCACGCCGCCGCCTCCGTAGGTGGAGGTGTTCTGAAAGCGCGGGATAGCTGCTGCCCCATCGCCGAGGTAATGCATTAATTGCTCCTCAAGCAACTTCACCGCCCTGCCCTCGTACATTGAAGCCTCTTGCGGTAAATTGTTCTCTGCCTTCCTGATGCTCTGAACCATCTCCTTCAAGGCTGGTTCGTGGTTAATCAGGAGCCAGTCTGTGTCAGCAGACACAGGTATAAAGCGTAGCTTACCAACAACAGTAACAGTCTTTGTGGATGTGTCGGGTAGTCCGGGGATCAGGCTGCGTCGATACCCCGGACGCTTCTCTCCCGGTTCGTATGTAGCGATGACGCGCTCAGTGGCGGTGGATGTGTCGTACTCTTTCACGGTCACGTTTCCCCCGGTAACCGGCTTCTGCACCCCCACCAACTCAGAGAACAGGTTGACTGTCTCAACATAAGACGCGGTCAAGGTGACATACTCTCCATCAATGTAGCTGCCACTCTCTAAAGTCCTTATCCAGTTGCCGTTCTGGTCGTACCCCTGAAGCAGAACCCTTAGACCGGCGTCAGCAGTGACTCCGCTATAAAGCCGCAACTTCTTATTCACTCCATCAATGTCACTGAACGCGACCGCCTCACCCCGGTCAATCAGGGTTAGGTCGTCACCATCCGCGCTGTCGCGAAGGCCGGGGCCATTCTCCAAAAACTCATACCACTCATTGCGAACTACTCCGGGGTTGTCACTTACCGCCACCGCCTCAATCGTTTCAAGCTGGCGCGGCCATGTGATGGTGCCGTTGCTGTTGGCTACGGCGTACTTAGCGTAGGTTCCTACCCATTTGCCTTTGTAGAGCAGTCGCTCCTGCGCTTCGTTAATGTACCCCACAACGCGACTATCCGTGCTGCTCATTGACAGCATCGTCGCTATGTTTTGCTTAATGTCTCCAAGCGTTATTTTCATGCGGACTTGATTAGAAAGTTAATCGCCAGAAATGGCGGTAGGTTGTTATGGGCCGATCCGCCGCCCGCATCTTGCGTGCTGGTCTGCTGCGGTGCGCCAGTACCATGCGCCCCGCGCCAACCATCAATGCTTTTGCCGTCCCAGCCAGATGTTCGGGTTTCGATTCCGTTGCCGGTAAAATTGTAACCCTGCTGCGTGAACAAACCGCCCCAGTGATTATGGGCGGGAAGCTGGCTTTCAGTTAGCGTCACATTTTCTGTTCCACCCGTGTCGCCCAAACTTCTGTCGGTCAGCGCAGTCCCTCCTGCATCACCATCACCGATACCCACTGGCATACGACTGCGAAGGTCGGGCAAGTTGAACGTGCTGCTGCCGTCTCCATCGCCATAAGTGGTTCCGATGATTCCGAAAAGAGTGGCGTAGGTAGTACGGCTTTGAGGATCACCGTTACATATCAGCCAGTTCGTTGGCGCAGCGGAGGCTCCGTACATGATTATAGTTCCAACCGGCGTCAGGCTGGAGGGTAGTGCCGCCTCCGGCACGGGCACATCTTCCCAAGCCGTGTTCGACCCGTTGTACCAATGCCAGCCTTCAGGCACGCAGGTCGATGCGTTCTGCTTGAGCCATAACTTGTCCTGATCACCAGAGGCGGGGGTGTCATCCCCCGCAGTAAACGCTGCCATGTTCCCAGTCAGGCTTCCAGTGGTTTTGCTGATGAACTCCTCGTACGTTGTTTGAAGAGACGTATGGCAGAAGCCGCTGGTCAGAGTGCCGCTGGAGAGCGTCACTGTTTGTGAGTTAGTAATGCTGCTACAGTTTCCCATAAGTAATCCTTACTGATTAGTTGCTGACGATACACCAGTTAGGCAGTCGCACGCAATCGCCTTGGCGGTGCCGTCCATATCTACGTTGGCATACGGCTCCTCTTGAGCCTCCCTGCTATTAAGTCGGAATAGTTTAAGTCGTGCGTGCCCTGTCCATTTAAGCCGAGCAGCAAACTCCCAGCCGTAGTTGAATGGCTTGCCCGTCGCTGGCTCCTCTACCTGAGAGGGCATTCCGAGCCTCATCCGTGGCCGGTACTGCTTCTGATAGTCCACCAGACTCTCGCAGTCGGAGGACTGGTACTCTGCTATCACGCTCCAGTCCTGCCACGAAACCCAGCACGGGTACTGGTCTGGGTGGAAGTCAGCGTGGAACGTGACTGTTCCTCCAGTAACTTCGTCCATCCAGATGTCCCCGCTCTCCAGCATCTTCGCGGAGCCAGTGGTGCCGAAATCAAAGGAGGGAGTCTCCAGTTCAGATGTAATCTTATGCTCGGTAGTCCCGTCAATGTCCTCGATCTGGTCGCCATCATTAGTTAATTCCCATATCTCCGTGTCCCCGTCAGCGTTGCGAACAAAGGCAAAGCAGCGTTCCACGCCATCAAACCGGCCCTTAACCAGTTGGAGGAAGTTCATGTTATGCGTCGTACTGCCGCGTGTTATGTCCAGCTTCCAAAATCCATCATAGGCTGGCGGTGCCTTGCCGCTTAACCCGCTGATTAAATCAAAGTCCAGTGCCATCAACCCCTTGTAGCCAATTCCAGTGCTGCTGTTGTGGCTGCTCTGCGCCGTAAGCAGGTATCGGTTGTCGAATAGAACACCGCTGGTGTACTGGAGATATTTCGGTTCATCATACTTAATGATCCGGTGCATCTCTCGGCTCATGGGAGTATTCCCAAGGCTTTGGAAGTCGCGAACGGCCTGCACAATTGACCGTATCCCATCACGGCTCCGCATGAATATGTCGCCATTAACTAACTCGGTGCTGAAGTGCCCCATCGCTCCGTTATGGATCAACACAACACGCTGCTGCGGGTCGCTCACCGCAAACCAATCATAGCGATCAGCGGGAACCACAACGCTGTAAGCTGCGTCACTGGTCATCACCATCAACTCGCCCTGACCCAGAGCGGTGTTGGGGGAGGAGACGAACCTCATCGCAGTGATGTTGCCGCTGGCAGTCGGAACAGTGAACGCCCCTCCGCCCGCTAAATAGTTGTTCTCGGTAAACTTCAGCACTCCGTTACTGCCGCCAACAATGTCTCCAGCAATGAAGTTTCGGCCCTGCGCTACCCACAACCGGCCCTGACCGTAAGCCATCGGGCCAGTCCCTACAGGCACTTCGCTTGCCCCTGTGTTCGAGTGTCGGCTCGCGCTGCCATCCCATATGAACGGAGCAGTGGTGCCGTCTTGAATAATCAGGTAGTTCTCAGCCTGCACCATATGGACGCGCTCTCGCGTCGTAGACATTACAGTGTCGCTGCTGCCGTCGTTGTAGGTGATGTCGCTTACCGCCCAGTCTGTCCCAGTGCTGGGGGGAGTCAGCGTGTAAGTCCTCCCTGCGACCACCGCCACCAGTTGCCCGTCACTATAATCATAGTAACCAGCACCCTGAAAGCGGTTGGTCGTGAGGGCGGTAGCGGCTGCGCCAGTCGCTAGTGAAACGCGCTTGAATCCCGGTCGGGTCTTGGCATAGCCGCCACGAAAGGTTACGTTCTGTGCGTAAGCACACTGGTTCTTGCCGATAGTGCCGGGAGAGCGGCCACTGTCCATCCCCCCACTGAGGGACGTTATGCCGTCCACTACCCTGCCTGCATCAACAATTGCCATTACTTCGTCGCTTTCTTTTCCATCTTGATGAGGAACGGATATAGCTTGCTTTCGCCGCTGCCCTTGCCATCCCCCTCACTCGGCCCCTCAATCGGGAGGCTTTCAATTTCCTTCATGGTCACAGGCAGATTAGGATTCATCGCCCACTCCACCTTGTTGTCCTCGCTCCACTTCCACATCCGAGCCACTGGCACACATAAGTTGTAGTCACTGCCAGCACCACGCACGATCATGCCAATATATTTCCCCGCATCATTGGCCATGACACCGCCACTGCTGCCCGGATAGGCCGGGGCCGTGGTCTGCATGAACGGAACCTTGAACAGAATGCGCCCGTGCGCGGACAACACTCCCTCGCTGTAAGAGTTGCTGCCATCCCCGCCAAGGAAACTGCCGCAATGATGGATGTGCGTCCCAATGCGCGGCAACTTGCCGTCCTTCGGATAGAACTCCGTAGTCGCATCCGCCTTGAAATCCTCACTCAAGACCAACATTAGGCATAGGTCATGCTTATTGGCTGGGGAGTAGCGAATGATCTTCGCGTCCACCACCACTTCACCCGTGCGACGGCCATCCTTGTTCCGCAGTTCGCGCACCAGCTTCGGGTCTTCAAAGGTGATCTGCTTGGTCGGCTTGCCGTTCACGATGCGTTCCTCCACTTTGCGAAGATGCTCCACTACATGACCAGCACTCCAAGCGAACCACACATCCTTCCCGTCCACCTTGCGAACGTACAGGTTGCCGCTGCCTTCAGACTTCTGGTATCCCAGTTCCGCACGAACCGTGACACTGATCTTGTTAAGGTACTCAGGGACGTACCGCTCTGCTGCACAAAGAGTCATGCCCCCCAGCAGCCACATAGTTGCAATGATAGCTTTCATGTCTTTATTAAAAATTTCAAACAGAGCCACGGACTCATGTTGTCATGCTCTCCTCCGCTGCCAGTGCTGCCAACACTGATGTTGGATGAGCCACTGGAAATCGTGATGCCTGTCGTATTGCTGTCTAGGCTTATCCCTGTTGTTCCGCTGTCAATTGTGATGTCTTCAACATCCTGACTCTGCGTAGTTAAACTTGTTGAATTAGTGCCGCCAACGTCGTAGTAGCCTGTGCTTCCATAGCTATGTTCATTTAACGAAGTTAGGACGGTCTGCGATGAAGACCCACTCTCATAACTGATCGTAGTATCATAGGCTGAGTACTCATTTACAGAGTGCTGGTGGTTTGAGTTACTTATGCTATGGGTGTGCCCGTCGATGGAGTGCGTGTGTCCGCTGTAGTCAGTAACGTCATGCGTGTGCCCGCTGTCGTTTAAGGTGTGGCTGTGCCCGCTGTCGCTCAATGAATGGCTGTGCCCGCTGTCTGTTACGGCATGGCTGTGCGACGGCAACTGCGCCGTTGTCAATTCCACTCCCTCAACACCGCCCGTGTTCCCAAGGGATCGGGCGGTTAAGCTGCTGCCCGTACCTGCACCAATAGGCATTCGCCCACGCAGGTCAGGCAACAGGCTGCGACCATTCCCGCCCGTGCCGTACAAGCCGTTGAGTACCGTGTTCAGGTCTGAGTAACTTGCACTCACTTCATCTCCATTGCATTCAAGCCACCCTGCCGGGATGCTGGCCCCGCCATAGCTGATGACGGTTCCAACCGGACTCCCTGCGTTTTCTCCAGCCAAATCCGCTAACTCAACAGCGTTCTGTCCCTGCAACTGAGCGTACAACTTGCCATCCTTGGCAAAGATTTGCGCCTGATTGCTGCCTGTCGGCCCCACATCGTGTGAGGCGTTCAGGTTGGTCACGCTGACTCGTCGGACTAGCATTTACTCTCCACCCGAGTTATCCAAAATTTCCAATTCTCCAGCCTCCACCAACTTCATCAATTCTGCGTAATCAGTGTTGTTCGGGTCTGTGGGAATGAAATAGATAGCACCGTCCACGTTAACCTTAATCGTTTGATTCTTGGGCAGTCCCTCAAGGTTAACGTATTCAGCCGATGTAATGTTTAGCCTAGCCATGTTAAATCTCCGCTTCAGCGTTTCCTACGGCAGACCAACCATCATTCCCGCCAGCTGATACTGCCCCGCACAGGCCGCGAAAACCATTCCCACCGCCACTGGCGGTTGCCCAGTTGCTTATAGGAAAACGGGTGCTGAATGAACTTGCTGATGAATCCACATTAAGGGTTGGGGATGCTCTCATCTCCGTGGAGAACTGAACACTGCCGCTAGTGTACCATGCTGCCCCCTCACTGTGTCCATACCATCCAGAGTGCCATGTCTGATAATACCGCTCACACTTCGATAAGTCCTCTGCGTAGGTATCATGGGTGAAATCCGTAGCAGATGAACCAATCTCGATCTTAACTCCCGTTAGGTGGAAGGTAGCACCAGAGGTTTCTGCCCATTGCGTCTGGCCGTTTACGAAAATTTTATTAGCAGCCTCCCATGTATCCGCAGAAGTAAACTCCTTGTAAGCCTCCGCGTAGAGCGTCCAATCAATGTAGCACGCGCAGTTAGTCCCCGTACCCCAAGTGCCATCGGTGGGAAGTGCTATGGTTTTCGTAACCTCAGTCCAAGTGTCAGCGGTTAACGTGTAGCTTGTGCCGTAACACTTTCCGCCATCACTCGACCTTACGGCTAGGGTGTAGTCTCCCGCGACACTGGACATTGCCCGAAAAGAAATAGTTATGGTCTGTGCGTCAGAAGTGCCGCTGCAAGTTGCCTCCCAATCCCAGCCTTCTGGGCGGTACTCGATAGCCACAAAGTCAGTGCCACTCCCCATCCCGCTCGCCTCGTAGTCAGACGGCGCAGTAACCTTTAAAGAGTTTACGAAGCCAGCAGGGTGTGTCGAAGCTTGTTCTTGTGTGAACGACCCAGTTCCCATCCCGCCTTGGTTAGTCCTCAGTTGAAACCTGTCTACGAGATACTTGGAGTCGGCATCTGAACTTGATGAGGTTCCCCTCTGCGAAATCCGCATCCCTCCGTTGATGACTATATTCGGCATGACGCCACCCCCGCCAGAGGCGGCCCATGTTAAGCCGCCCGTGTTGCCGCTTTGCTTTTGGAGGAACTGGCCGTCACTCCCTGCATTGCTAACCTTCAGATTGGCTTCATCTACAACGTCATCTGCAATAGTCAACGCACCTGACCCCGTGACTTCTCCTGTGTGAGTGCCGCCGCCGACTGCACCCCAAGACGTTCCATCGTGTCCCTCAAATTCAGCGGTATCAGTGTTGAACCTAAAGTAGCCAGCGTCTCCGCTGTCCGGTCTGGCTGAAGTTCCTCCCGCTGGCAGAACTGCGGCGTCACCGGAGACGGCCCCAGCCTCGGCTGAGTACCTTAATATGTAGTCATCATCGTGGTCGTGGCCGCCAGCCGCTTTGGCGTTCCACGTTGCAGCGGATGAAATTGAGGAGTCGGGAATGTTCGACAACCCCAAAGTGATTGAGCCACTTGATGTGACGGGCGAGCCTGAGTCAACGTCGATCCCGTCCGTACCAGTTATCCCAACGCTGGTGACTGTGCCGCTCGCACCGCTGCTCCCGTCCGCAGCCGCTGTCACCCGACCTTGAGCGTCCACGCTAATGTTTGCGTTTGTGTACGAGCCTGCGCTCACACTTGTGTCCGCCAGTTTGTCGGCGGTGACAGCATCGTCAGCGATGTTAGCTGTCGGAAGGCTGCCGGTCACATCATTGGCTAGGTCTATCTGATTCCGAGTAATCTCCTGTCCACTGATAGTTAGATAGTCTGGCGTCCCGGCGAGCGTGACGTTCGTTGAATTATCAGTCCCGCTGGCGTCCACCCCCAAAGTCGTTCTAGCCGCAGCGGCATCAGCGTCATCAACCAACGTCTTGCCAAAGTCCGAAATAGTTGTTGAGGCGGGGAGGGATAGGGTTTTGATGTCGGCGTCTACCTCCGAATCCATCAGCGCACCAGCGGCGGTGACGTTGGCTGTGTCCGTTACATCTGCCCCAGCCTCTATCCCGTCCAGCTTTGTCTTATCGCCGTCAGCAAAAGCACCTTCAGACGGCTTTTCTTGTAAGGTGGAAATTGTGACTCCCTTAACCCCTGCCAAGTCAGTCAACTCCGAATCCATTAGCGCACCAGCCGCAGTGACGTTGGCTGTGTCAGTCACATCCGCGCTGGACTCAATGCCGTCTAGCTTCGTCTTGTCCTCATCCGTCATCGCACCCCACGCAGAGGTAGTGGCTGCGGGAATGGAGGCATCATCGCCCGAACTGGAGGCGACTGTTAGCGATGTCCCGTCAGCCGATGCTGATAAGTTTGTCGTGCCACCGCCGCCGCCGCCGCCAGTGCTGTCCGTGTCCGGCCCCCAGCTTGAGCCATCCCACTTCAGCACCTGCCCCGTGCTGGGCGAGGTAGTGTCTACGTCTGAGAGGTCAGATAGGGCCGCATTAAGTTTTGCGCCCGTCACAGCATCGTCAGCAATTTTTGCCGTCTGCACGGCGGCAGTTTGAATGGTTGCTGTGCCTACCACATTGTCCTGCAACTCAGAAGCGCCTACCGAGTCGGCTCCAAGCTGGCCCGCAAAAATACAATCGGCGGAAATCTTATTTGTAGTAATGGCACCGTTGGCGATCTTGGCTTCGGTCACGGCAGCGTCAATGATGGCCGCAGCGTCTACTGCATCGTCTGCCAATTCGCTGGCCCCCACAGCATTCGCCCCGATTTGACCAGAGCCAATAGAGTCGTTGGCTATCTTGACCTGAGTCACAGAACCGTCAATGATGGCCGCAGTGTCCACTGAATTGTCGGCCAACTCATCGGCCCCTACGGCATTCGTCCCGATTTGATCGATACCAATACAGTTCGTAGCGATTTTGGCAGTAGTTATAGCACCGCCAGCGATCATATCAGTTTGAACAGCACCACTAGCTATCGTTAGTGCTGTGCTCCCAGTGACATCGCCTGTGTGGCTGGCGTTTGTAACTTTAGCGGTGTTAGCGGTGACTGCGCTGTTGTTGGCCACCTCGGTGTCAAAATCAGAAACCTCACTGGCCGTATGGGAGTGGCTAGACGACGCCCAAGCCGGAGTAAACCAAGTGGTGTTGTTGTCTGTCCCATCGACCTTCTTCAATAGCTGGTCAGTCGTGCCTCCGCTGGGAACCCCTAAACCATCAGCACCATCAGCACCGTCACTTCCTGCTGGGCCTTGGGGGCCGACTCCGCCATCAGCACCGGCAGGGCCAGCAGGGCCAGTATGGACGCTAGTTGTAGCTGCCCGTGCAACTGACCCTGAAAATTTTGAACCGTCTGAATCCGATTTAGAAATTATCTTTGACATAGGACAACGTGCGCAACAACCGCTTGACCATAGGTATAGTATCCTTTAACGATACAGTCAAGTTGGGTGACACAAAATATGGCATGAATTTTGACCACCCCGTTTCCGATCTGGAAGCGGAGTTGTATGCGTTCCGCATTGGCCTCACACCGGACGAGGGTGGACTGGGAAAGTTCGGGCATTTCCAGAACGCGGCCAACTTGATCTGGCCAGACCTAATTTGGAACCCTTGGCTTGAGAGGCAGATTGAGTCCATGTGCGAGAATGATTGGGTTTCTTGGACTGGCTGCGCGGCCAGCGGGAAAACATACGGGTCGGCTCTGTACTGTATGCTTTGGTGGATCGCAGACCCGCAGCACTCAAGCGTTATACTCACCTCCACCACTGCCAAGATGATTAGAAAAAGGGCGTGGGCGAACATCCAGCACTTGTGGAGGTCGGCGCAGGGGCAGTTCCCCGGAAACATGGTGGACTCGAAGACTACATTGCAGTCCGTAAAAGGTGACGACAAGAACGCCATCTTTGCCGTAGCTGTGCTGGACGGCTCCACCTCCAAGGCTGTCGCAAACATCCAAGGCATTCACTCCGAGCGCATTCTCGCCATCGTGGATGAGGCGACGGATACGCCAGAGGCTGCTTTCATGGCTACGGCCAACTTGTCAAAAGGTTGCCGGGAGTTCCAGTTCCTAGCAATCGGGAACCCTCACTCTACTCTGGACGAGCATGGTCGGTTTTCTGAGCCTGCTGACGGGTGGGACAGCGTGTCTATTGACACACAGGAGTGGGCAACAAAGAGGGGTGTTTGTGTCAGGTTTGATGGCCTTCAGTCACCAAATATCAAGGCAGGGAAAACGAAGTGGGAGTTTCTGATTACTCAAGATCAGGTTGATTCATCCCGTAAATATGAGGGGGAAAACTCCCCTCGCTACTGGAAATACTCTCGCGGCTTCTGGCCACGGGAAGGTGTCGTGTCAACCGTCCTGTCGGAAACCATGTGTCACAAGTACAGAGTTAGGGATAGGCATACGTTCATATCGCGATCTGAAATGATAGCTGGCCTTGACCCCGCATTCGGAGGGGATCGCTGCATACTTCGCTTCGCTAAGTACGGCGACCTTGACGGGGGACTCATGGGGGTGGAATTCACTGAAATAATAACAATCAAGTTGGACGCCAGCGCGGCAGAACCGATACACTTCCAGATAGCGAAGTCAGTAAAACAGGAATGCATCTCCCGTGGGGTCGAGCCGCGCAATCTGGCTATTGACGCGACTGGAGAGGGAGGCGGACTATGCGACATTATCAGCAAAGAATGGTCACCAGACATTATGCGCGTCGAGTTCGGGGGGAAGCCGAGCAGCCTTCCTGTTTCTACGGAGGACAGGCGTCCAAGCCATGAGGCGTACACGAACAGGGTCACTGAGTTGTGGTTCTCGGTTCGCGAGTGGGTGATACGAGAGCAGGTAAGGGGCATGGACAACGGAACCATTGTCGAATTCTGCCAGAGAATGTTCGACGACCAGAGGAGAAAGATAGTGGTAGAGCGGAAGGTTGACATGAAGGGGCGCACTGGGCAGTCCCCCGATTTAGCCGACGCCGCTGCCCTGATTATAGAGGTGGCAAGGAATCTAGGAGCAGGACGGTTGCATAAAGAAACGCGATCTGATAAAGATTGGCTTACTTTATCGCTAAAGTACGACTCTCTATACAACCCAGAAAACTTGTATGCAAGCGTGGAAGAATAAGAGCAGCACCCCTTTTGGTGGGTGGCGTTATTACCAGAAAGAAACAGGCCAGCTTATTAAGGCCAATAATTGGAGTGCGCTGATTAACGCAGTTTACGATCACAGGGTTGCGAACGAGTTGCCGGTCGATCCGGGGTTAGAGGGGGAGATTGAGGAGTTCATGTGCCATGAAGTGCCGGATGGGTGCGAGGAGGCAAGGAAGGGGCCAACGAGAGCGATCAATTTTAATGATGTGGTCACCTTCACGAAGACATTGGTTGAGACGTTTTTGCGCGGGAACCCTCGCGTGGATCAATCAGAGGCTGATCGACGCGCAAAAATATGCGGGCACTGCCCGGACAATATCGACGCCGAAGGGTGCAAGTCGTGCAAAAGGGGTGCGCTGGAAAAGCTAGTGTCGAGGCTGTCGGGCGATAGGCAGACAAAGGGTGACGAATTGTTAAAAAGTTGCAGGCATTGTGGATGCTTTAATCGTGCGCAGGTCTGGTTCCCATTGGATATTTTACAGAAAAACCAACGCGATGAGGTGCGTGACGCCTTACCGCAGAAATGCTGGAAAAAATAATGAACGAGTTAATGAACATCACCGAGAGCGGCGTACCGGAGTCCCGCCTCAATGACCCCAAGTCCGTCAAAGAGATGGTGCTACAGATGATTCAGGCCGATGATACCCGGTCTGGCGTGCGGTCTAAGGTTAAGGGTCTAGTGGACGGGAACGCTCCATACAAGAACAGCGACCTAACCCGCACTGGCCAATCCTTCCGAACCAACGTGAACTTCCGAGAAGCCGAGTCCTTTCTTAATATGGGGGTGAGCGCATTCTTTGACGTTTTCAGCGAGGTGCCTACATACGCCACAGTTAAGATCGATCACGGCGATGTTAATGACTCTGAGAGGTATTCGCGCATCATCACTGAGGAGTTTGACAAGATGCAGAAGAAGGACGGGAACTTCGATTACCTCATGCAACTCTCTCAGCATGAGATGGTTCTCTACGGCACTGGCCCGCTAATCTTTGAAGACAACTTTGACTGGAGATGCAAGCCAGTGAAGTCAGCCGACCTTCTTGTGCCGGATGGCACAAAGTCGAACGTGGCAGATTGGCCTGCGTGCGCTGTGCGAAGCAACTATCAGGTGCATGAACTATACTCCTTTATACGAAATCAGGAGGCAGCATCGAAGGCTGGCTGGGATGTTTCTGCGGCACGATCTGCCATCATAGCTGCCGCACCAAAACCGCACGGGTTAGGCTCGCGCAACACATGGGAGGATGCACAGCAGGAGTTGAGGAATAACGACCTTTCGTTCTCCAGCCGTTGCGATACGGTCGAAGTCGCGCACGTTTTCTACAGGGAGTTTCCCACAGAAGAACACCCGAACGGGGCAATAAGTCATTGCATTGTTGATATGCGAGGCGAGGTTGAGTCGTTCTTGTTCCGCAAAGTTAATAGGTTTAAATCGTGGAGCGAATGCGTCCACTGTATGTATTACGACAAGGGTGACGGGATGCACCACTCGGTTAAGGGCATGGGCGTTAAGATGTACTCTGCCTTGGAGTTAAAGAACCGACTTCGCTGCTCGCTTGTGGATGCGGCAATGGCCCGATCTCAGATCATGCTACAGCCAGAGTCCCCTAATGACCTGAACCGATCCAACGTAATCCAGATGGGGCAGTATAGCGTGCTGCCCCCTAATTGGAACGTGATTCAAACTAATTCCAGTGGAGTGCTTGATGCCCCAATGGCGGTTCAGAATGATCTTGAGGGGTTAATGCAGGCCAACCTCTCCCAATACAGGCAACGCCTTGAGAAACAGGGCAACCCAAGAACCGCCACAGAGATTGAGGCTATTACGGCGCAGCAGTCCATCTTAGGAAAGACCCAGCTAAACCGATACTACACCCAGTTGGACACGTTCTTTGCAGAACGATACCGCAGGGCCATCAACTCAAACCTCACGTCCGATATGCCCGGAGCAGAGGAGGCGTTGGCATTTCAGAAAGCCTGCATTGACCGAGGTTGCCCGCGTGAGTGCCTTGATAAGGTTCAGATGGTGCAGGCCACTAGGACGGCAGGCAGAGGGTCATCGCTTGAGAAGCGGGCCATTATGAACCAACTAATGTCGATTGTAACAATGCTTCCAGAGTCTGGGAGGAAGCACGTCATTGAGGATCACATCGCATCTCTCGCCGGTTACCACTCCTTGAGCCGGTATTACCCAATGCCTGAAGAGGACGTGGACACCCAAGAGCAGCAACAAGAGGCAGCAAGGGAGAACGCGCTATTTAAAACTGGGGCCGCTATCCCGATAGCGGGCGGGGATAACCATGCCGTCCATGCCACCGTACACTTGCAGGCTGCTACTGAGGCTATTCAGGCTGCGCAGCAGGGCGTGGGTGACCTCACTGAGGTGGCAGCATGGATGATGACGACCACGGAGCATACTGCTGGTCACCTTGAGGAATTGTCCACTGACCCAACCCGTAAAGAACTGCTGGAAATGTTGTCAGTACAATATGATGAAGTTCAAAAAGCAACGGACGAAATGGCAGCAGAGGTGCAGAAGCAGCAGGAAGCGGCAATGCAGCAGCAGCAGCAGCAGGAAGCGCAGATGGCAGAGATGCAGGCGTTGCAGAATGGCCAAGACCCTAAAGATCAGTTAGCGCAGATGAGGGCCGAGAGGGACGAGGCACGCCGTGACATGAAGGCGCAAAACAGCCTTGAACGCAAGACGGCAAAGACCCGTCAGGACATGGCCCTGAAAGACGCCAAGGCCGCACAACAAATTAGGAACAAATGAAGATTGTACTCGATAAAGATGATATGATTCATATTGCTGAACTGCTCCGAGAGGATTTGATATGCAGTAAAGCGATGCTTGATGACCACCCACTAGACGAAGACGCAATGGAGTCGTTCCTTCGATCCAGAAAGATTTTACAAAAGGTGGCCGTTGAGGCCATCGCCGTAAATTATGAACCTACAACAATGGCGACAAGACCCGAACTTAACTGATTCGGCAAGAAAGCAACTGAACAACAAGACCTTCCCTAAGATGTTGGAAGTCTTAAAGAATGAACTACCCACTAACCGCGTGCTACCGGCAGTCGGCACTGAGCCGCACTCGTTCGTGTACGCATACGGAGTGGAGGTTGGATACCGGCAAGCTATAGCTACGCTGGAATTAATGGGTGCGCCCCTACCTAATCAAGAGCAAGTAGAGGCAACCTTTGAAGGGCAACAATAAGAAAGGACGACGACAATGGCTAAAGAACTCGAAATGGGCGGCGTGGAAACACTGGAACTTCCGGTGGAAGAAGATGCCGTGGAAAATGTGGAAGAGATTTCCACTGAAGAAACACAAGCTACTGATAGTAAGACGGATGATGACGAAGATTCCTCCTCGTTTTTAGACACGATGAGGAAGCACTTGGAGGGCGAACCGGAAAGCAAGGAACCGGAAAGCAAGGAACCGGAACCGGAGCCAGAGCCTGCCCAAGAGCCAGAGGATTCAATGAAGGAGTCCCGATCCTCTTCGGATTTTAAAAAAATCAAAGAAGACCGAGATAATGCACGGCAAGAATTGTCTGAACTGAAAGCAAAACTTGAGGGTCTGGACAACTCTGACGTGGACAACTTGCTGGAGTCCGTGACGAAGGAAAGGGATGACCTTTCTGCGCGGCTAAGGCTGGCGTCAATCGAGAGACACCCCAACTTCCAGAAGGAGTATCAATCTAAGATTGATGGCATTGTGGCGCGAGCCAAGAAGTTGGTCGGGGCAGATCACGGTGACCGCGTGGCCGACCTGCTGGCGATGAGCGACAGTGATTACCGATCTAACGGACTTGAGGAAGTAATGCTCGACCTGCCCACATCAAAGCAGGCTCAGTTGGGTGCCATGCTTGCAGGGATCGAAGAGGTTCGGTCTGCTAAAGAGGATGCGTTGGCGAACAGCGAGGAAACCTACAAGCAAATGTTGGCGGATCAGGCAGCGCAGAGGGAATCGGTGATGGGGGAAACCCACAAAACATTCGACTCTGCGCTCGGAGAAGCCTCTCAGTTGGAGATATTCCAGAAGAGGGATGATGACGAGGGGTGGAATGGTCAAGTTAACGAGCGCATAGAACTCGCCAGAAACATATTCTCAGGAGAGAATGACGCGAAGGACTTGGCTCGCGCATCACTTTGGGCCGCAGCGGCACCTGCTTACAGGGAGTTGTTGGCCACCCAAATAGAGTTAAATCGAAGGCTTCGCGCCCAACTAAAGGATCAGTCAGCAGCCACGCCGGGAGTTACTGGCACGGGCGGCGGGAAGCCAGACGCAGAAAAGGACTTCCTGTCTGAAATGGAAGAACTAATGAGAGGTTAGAAATGCCCAAGGTAGGAAAAACAAAATATCCTTACACTAAAAAAGGTGTAGCTGCCGCAAAGTCTGCCGCGAAGCGGTCAGGCAAAAAGGTTACCACGACCAAGAAGCCTAAGAGAATGGGTTACTAGAACAGGGGCGACCACGCATTCCGGTAGTCTTCATAGATGCACCGCACCCATTTGTCCGGGTGACGTGGATGCTTTCCTTGCTCCCAGAAGATTCCCCGTGCGCCCTTTAGTGCCCCAACGGGAATGACGTAAAAGGATGGGCCGGTAACGTAGTAGATTACACACACCATGTAGTCGCAATCATCAATGCAGTACTCAATATTCGATGAAGACCCACGCCGGAAAAGGACTCGGAACACTCCGTCCTTCCCGGCGTGGGTTGATTTTACTTGCAGGCGACTTAGCTTGCGCTTGTGAGTTGCTATTAGGTCATAAGGCTCACTATCGCCTAGAGGCATTGATATCCCAAGGCCCATAGACATCAACTCATGGGCAACCAACATTTCCGCCGCCGCCCCCAGCGGCTTTAGGTCTGCCCACCGTTGCGCCATTCAATCACCTTCAGCCTCGATTTCCAATGCTCCTGCGTACCAGCCTTCCGGTAGCCGCACCTTGTTCTTCGAGAGAACCCATTCCCCGTCTTGCAGGAAGTAGACCTTCCCTCGAACGTCTGGGCCGATTCTTACTACGTCACTCGTCTGGTGTATGAACACCACCTTGTTGCTTCCGCAGCTTGTCCCGAATACCAGAGCGAAAGCCATCGCGCACATGGTCAGGAGTATTCGCATCTTTTGCCTTAACATCCTTTTTAATCTCCCTGCCAATCAACCCTGTTAGCCAGTCTAGGACTGCCTTTAGGATAGAAGCCAGCATGGTTATTTGGATTTGGCGATTCCGCGAGAAATGGTGTACCCCAAAGCCGCAGCCGCCGAACAGACAAAGCCGAAAACCTTGTCAGCCGCAGATGCTCCCTCTGGGTCTACAACGCCCGCACCCCAAAGCAGGGAACAGACAGCCACGATAACCGTGACCCAAAACTCGGTACTTAAATAGCCGGGTTTAATATTTTTACTAGTAGCCATTATTTGTCGTCTTTCTTTTTGCTGTCTCTTAGCCACTTCCAAATTGTCCACGAAATCGTAACAGTCAGAAGCACTATAGAGAGAGCGGTTTCAATGGAATCAAGTGACACGGCAGCAAGGACGCCGCCGTTGATTCCGAAGGTTTTTAAATAGTCGCTTATGTCGTTCATGTTAAAGGAGGGTGGCACCCTCGAAAGGATGCCACCCTTTGACGACGACTACTTTTTACGAAACGCCGGGACGCTTGAACAGGACTGTCGCGCCGTGATCGCCAAAGACAGGCTCAAAGGCCATCTCATACGAACCAACGTGACGACCGAAGGATTCCAACGGGTCTTCGCAGGCTTCATCAGATGAGCCGCCAGACCACTTGTATCCACCAGTGATGAACTTCCAGTCACCGCTGTAGCTATCAGGCGAGAATCCGAGATTGCCGGGAACTTGGGCCGGAACCACTAGTTGCCGCATAACGCTCGGAACCAGAGCAATCGCACCTTCGTAGATGCCCGCTCCCGTGCCGGTCTTGGCCGTGTAAAGCGCACGAACCTTAGTGCCGGTGCCTTTTGTGATCTCACTGCCGGTCAGTGCCTCGTTCTCGCTTACTCGGTCGTAGCCAGTTCCGCCACCGTTTCGTTTGAAACGAGGTGGGTTGGTTACAACGATCAAGCGGAAGTTGCCTACCACCTTATCCGCGCCAATAGCAGCGAGCAGTTCGTTCGACTTGCTGCTTTCGCGGTAGTCGGTACGGACATTGCTGTCGGCCTTGATCAGGTTGTTTGCTGCTTCCATGCCGATGATTAGCGGGAACACAGGGCCGTTGGGGCCGAGTTCAACGAATCCATTGCTGTCACCTTCTGTGGCACCGGACTCAATCAGCTTGATTGCAAGCTGGTCAAGGTGACCGGGTAGCAGGTTCACGGTGTCGGCAAGGGTGGCAGAGGTCAGCGCACCTGCGCCAGCGTCTGTGTCGTTCAACGCTTCTGAGCCAGAAGCACCACTAAGGGTAACCTGACGCGCCTTCTCCATGTACTCGTTGGCAATCTTGTTTTCAAGGATGCGCTTGGAGTGCTTGGTGATTTCCTCAAGGTATGCGCGAAGAAAATTTGCCGCGTTATGGCGGTACTTCAAATTCTCCTTACACACCTGTGGGCCGCGAATTGATATGCGCTGTGGCGAGAAGGTTTGCTCCTTCATGCCCCACTCAACATCGTTCCATGTCCGTGCGCACAAACCGTCGCCTGCGTCCATGTTCACTTGGCCAGCGGCGGTCGTGGTAGCAATATCCTCCCACGCCAATTCATCATTGGTGGGCATTGAGTTTTCCACGCGGAAGGTCGTTTGGGTCAGGCCAGTGCCGAGAGGGTAGCTACCCTTCGGTAGCGCGTTCAGCCAAACGGACTTGCTTGAAGCCTTGCGGTGGATTGATTTTCCCAGCGATTCGCTGGCCATTTGTAATGCCTGAAAAACGTCTGTGCAGGCCATAATGTTTTACCTTTCTATTCCGGTTAAGGCGAGGTTTTGAAGTCACACCACCGTGGCGCAGACAGACCTCGCCTGTCGTTACATCGGTGGCCATTCCGAAATAGGGCCAAGCGGTCGCCACGCCGCCAGTAGGGCATCAGTTGCGAGTTTAGGCAGCACGCCGCTGCAAGGACAATATGGCAGATAGGACATTCGATGTCCAGCCTGCTCAAAAAAAAACTTGCCAACGTATTCGCTTTGACGTACGTTTGACAGCTTATGAGGATATATGAAGAAACTAAAAACAATCGGCAGCGTTATGTGCTAGACAGGAGGCTGGCAGGGAGACGCTTGAGGAATTACTTTCCTACCCGAAGAAAGGCTGAGAAAGCAATGGCAGATCAGGAAAAAGAACTGAAGAAGTTCGGGGATATGTACGCAAGGTACTCGGAGACAGAAAGAATTGAAATGGTTCTTGCGCATGAAGAGGCTTTGTCGGGGGACTTTAAGCTGATAGACGCTGTTCGTTACTACGCCGACAAAGAGAATGGGAGCGCGGAGGATCAGGTGACCTTGGGCCAAGCAGCGAGGGAGTTCCTGAGAAGCAAGAAAAAGCAGATAAGGCCGCGATCCTACTCGAACCTTGAGTCCACGCTGGAAAGGTTCGATTACTGGAATGCCGCCTTGGCCAGCGTGAAGAAGTCGGACATATCTTCGTGGCTGGAGGCTGGCAAACGCCGCGATGGGACTCCTTGGTCTTCAAGGACAAAAAACAACTGCCTAACAGACTTGAAAAACTTCTTCAACTGGTGCGTTTTTGAGGACTACATAGAGGCCAGTCCTGCTGTGCATATCAGGAGGTTCCGGGCGACTGACGCCGAGTTAGCAGCATCGGAGGAGTCCAAGCATATACTCACTGTTTCCGAGGCTCGCTCCATAATGAACCACCTCCAGAGGCGTCACCCAGACATGGTCGCCCGCGCCGCCCTCCTTTTGTTTGCGGGACTCAGGCCAGAGAGGGAAGCAGCAGGGGTGACTTGGGATGACATAGACCTTCAGTCTCGCCTTGTTCATGTGCGGGCAAGTCGCGCTAAAGACCGACAGAATCGCTACATAGAAATGCCCGATAACCTCGTTAAGTGGCTCAGTAACTACCGCCGCAACCCTGACGGGTGCATGGGTGGGATTTCAGTGAAGGCATGGGAGAAACGCTGGTTCAGTGCCAGAGAGCAGCTAGGACTTACTGGAGACAATTGGCCCCATGATGCAACACGCCACAGCTTCGCAAGCTACCACCTTGCCCTGAACGGCGAGGAAGCCACGAAGAACGCACTAGGTCACGGCTCATACGATATGCTGTTCCAGCACTACCGGACTCTAGTGAAGAAGGACGACGGCGAGGAGTACTTCCAGATATTCCCAGCCTGTTGCTAATAAGTTTTTCATGTATTCGCTTGCTATTAAAAACTAGTCATACATACTCCACCCGACGATGACAACGACTACAAAGAACAAGGTGATAACTTTTCGCGTTAGCGGGAAAGTCTTCACCGAATTGTCAGAGGTTGCTGAAGGCACGGGAGTGTCTGTCAGCGACATCATCCGAATCTGCGTGCAAGGCGAACTGCCCAACCTGAAAGAGAAATATGTGGGAAGCAGCAGAACTAACTGATTACGCACCGCCGTACTCGGAGATGGCAGAATCAGCAGTGCTGTCGTGCTGCATGAAAGAGCCTGAACTGGTGGATGAGGCGGCTACCTCTCTTGCGCCTGAAGACTTTTACGCGCTGAAGAACCTGAACCTTTTCTCTCTCATGCTTTCCATCCGTGAGGCTGGCGGGCAGATAGACGTTATCACCATCCGAGACGCCGCTAACTCCACTTACCCCGGCGGCGTTGAGGATGTGGGTGGCCTGCCGTATCTCGCTGGGTTGCCCGACCTCACTCCCTCCACTGTCGCCCTCCCTACATATGTTGCGGCAATCGCCAAGAAGGCGAAGCTGCGACGAATGATGACGGCTGCGAGGGAGATTATCTCAGCAACACAGAACAGGGAACTCGGCGACGACGAAAAGCTGGAGCAAGGAGAACAGACCCTCGTTGGCCTGCTCCAGCAGGAAAAGAGCGGCGGGGAAGTTAACCTGAAGGATGCAGTCAAACAGACTGTCGGAGAAATCGAGCGGGCATTTGCCAACAAAGGCAGTTGCACCGGCATCGCTTCAGGTTTCCCCGCCCTCGACCGCCTCACTACGGGGTTCCATGACGGAGATGTGTTCATCCTCGCTGCACGCCCTTCAATGGGTAAGACTTCGCTGGCTATGTCAATCGCAGAACACGTTGCCATGAACGACAGCGTTCCGGTCGGGATTTTCTCAATGGAGATGACGGCTACTTCCCTGCTGAAGCGGATGATGTCAAGCCGTGCTAACGTCGATGGGCACTCGCTCCTGACCGGGAACTTGAGCGAGCAGGAGATACGCAACCTGACGATGGCTGCTGGACGCATTGCGAAGTCTCCAATGGTTGTGGATGAAACGGCCCACCTTACGGTAGCCGGTTTAGCCTCACGCGCTCGCCGCATGGTTGCTCGGCACGGAGTGAAGCTGATCGTTGTTGACTACCTCCAACTAATGCACGCAAAAGCTGACAGCAGGGTGCAGGAGGTGACGAAGATTTCTAACGGACTGAAGGCGGTGGCGAAGCAGTTGAACATCCCCATGCTGGTGCTTTCGCAACTCTCTCGCTCTGTGGAGCAGCAAGACCGCCCACCGCGCCTCTCTGACTTGAGAGACAGTGGAAGCATTGAGCAGGACGCTGACGTGGTGGCCATGCTTCACAGGCCCGACCCGACGAGCAGCCTCGTAGATGTAATGGTGTTGAAGCACCGGAACGGCCCTACTGGGGTTGTTGAATTGGAATTCGACAAGACACGCACCAAGTTCAAGGTGCCAATTTATGTAGACGATGCCAACGTGGACTCAAAGTGAACTCGAAAATTATGAACGACTATGTGGTCATCCGCATCCGTTCGCTGGGTCACGTTCCAGCGTTCAAGAACAAAAAGATAATTGCGGGCAAGCGGCTGATAACTGCGCCCAAGGCGAGAAAGTGGATGGAGCAGGCGAGGAGCAGTATCATCTCGACCTTGAAATCCTTATGTCAGACCGGAGACGGCGCGACCTCGATGGCGCACTGGCAACAATATGCGATGTCCTTGTTGCCGTCCGACGACAATTGGAAGGTGATTCCGAGGATAACGGTAACGGCACGGGTGGTTCCAAAGGGTGAGGAAGGGGCAATCATTAGGCTTACAAAGTTAAAGTGACGCCGCGCACTCCCGACCACTGCTGTAACAGGTGTGGCGAGTAGAAATCGGGCACGCGGCATTAACAACGAAACGAAACGAAACGAAACGAAAAGGACTGAAATGAGTGAAGTGAAACAGGAAGTAATCAAGGGCGTGCTGGAATGGGCGCACCTGACCCCCAACAAACCGAACGACTTGTCGGGAAAGTATCAGGTGGATGTCTGCCAACTGGACGCCGACACGGTCAAGAAGCTGAAGAAGCTGGGACTGGACGTTCAGGACGGCAGCAAGAAGGGCAAGGCCGATAAGGGCCACTATGTGACACCGAAGGCAACACGCCCTGTTACGGTGGTGGATTCCAAGCGGAACACGTTTGACGCTATTGAAAGCATCGGTAATGGCACGCTGGCCAATGTGGCGATCCGTGCGTTCCCTTACAACTTCAAGGGCAAGGAAGGCATAGGTTGCGGATTGCAGGCTATTCAAATCCTCGAACTGAAGGAGTACTCACCGGCAGGGATGTTCAGCGAAGAGGATGGCTTCGTGGGGGAAAAGGCCGCTAACGATCCGTGGGCGGAGGCAACCCAGTAATGTGGAAACCTTTGGGTCTAGGCGGATGTGCGAAGAAATTGTGCTTCAAGCTATGCATGACTTCGACACCGCCTACACCCGAGGGTGGATTGATTTAGATGCCCGCCCAAGGCGGGAACTAATGGCTAGGCAGGCAGAGGTTGTCGAGTCGCTGAACTGGTTCTTCTACAGGGGTGGCATTGAAATAATTTTAGAGTTCGCGGAGTTTGACGTATCCGCGACAGCAATAAGGAGGAAAATCCGTGAACGAAATACTAGATGAGAGACGAGGGAAACCATCGGCGTCCAATGCGGCGAGGTACGAAGGCTGCTCAAGGAGCCATGAACTGAGCAGGCCATTCAAGAACGAGGGAAGTGCTGCGGCAGCAGACGGCACTGACTGTCACACCTTCATGGAAGGCAAGGAGGTTGACCTGCGCCCAGAACTACTCAGTCTTTGCCGGGAGGCAGAGGCGCAGAGAAGCGAGGTGCTGTCATTCGCCTTCCCAGATTGGGAAGATCACCCACCTGAAGTGATTGCAGAAGATCGGATTTGGTATCCGGGCGACCGCTACTCAGGCGTCCCAGACCTGCTCGCCTTCCGAAACGGCGAGTGCCTGTGCATTGACTACAAATTCGGCAGAATCCCCGTGCCGCACGCCAAGGAAAACAAGCAGCTAAAGTGGCTGGCCGCGCTGATTGACCGGAAATACTCAGTCACGTCCGTCACAGTCTGCATCATTCAGCCGTCCGCTGGCGGCTTCACCATGCACACTTACGACAAGGCTGCGCTGAAGAAGGCCCGCGCCAGCGTGTTGCGCGTGTTGCGAAAAATTGAAAAAGGCAATGGGCCGCTAAAGGCTGGAACGCACTGCAAGTACTGCCCAGCTAGGGTGACCTGTCCAGCCTCAAACAAACAGGTCAGTGCGCTCGCGTCCGTGTCCAAAGTGGACTTGCTGTCGCCAGACCAGATGGCTCAGACGCTTGATATGCTGGAAACCGTGGAATCAACCGTCAGGGCCATACGAAAGCGTGCAACAGAGATGCTCAAAGAGGACGGCAAGGCTATCCCCGGATACGTCCTGTCACGCGCATCAACCCGCCGCAGCATTGCTGACGCCGCTGCCGCCTACGAATCCCTGAAGCGTGAAGGATTGGCAACCGAGGGCCAATTCCTTGAAGCCTGCTCTATCGGCGTAAGCAAAGTTCAGAAGCTGGTGCAATCCGGTGCTGACGTTGGCCCCGCAGAAGCGGCCCGAATGATGAACACGCTGCTCAATGGTAACATTTCATTCAAGGAGGGAGAACCTAAACCATGCCGAGCCGAGTGATACGCGACGGCATACTGGAAAGTGAAGCCATCAACTCCCTGAGTTGGGAGGCGGAACTGTTCTACCGCCGGTTAATGTCCATAGTAGACGACTTCGGTCGCTACAGCGCACACCCTATGCTGCTGCGCAGCCGATGCTACCCCATGCAGTTCGACAGAGTGAAGGATACCGACATCCTAAAATGGCTCAAGGAGTGCAAGAAGGTGGGTATCATGTGCCTGTATAGCGTTGAAAATAAGCCTTTTCTGGAACTAACAAGGTTCAATCAACGCACACGCCAACAGTGCAGCAAGTTCCCCGGCCCTGATGATTGTATTACAAATGTCGGGCAGAGGGCAGCGGCACGCGGTCAAGTGCTGTCAAGTGCGCACGAAGACGAAGGCGAAGACGAAAGCGAAGACGAAACCCGCAAGCGGGTAGTGTCTTTGCCTAAAGGCTGGAAGCCAAAAGATGCACATAAGAAATTGGCCAAGGAGAAGGGCGTAGATATCGAAGCCGCTTTCGATTACTTCAAAGACTGGGCCAAGGGTGGAGGACACAAGCGAAAGGATTGGGACGCCACATTCCGCAATGGACTGAAAACATGGCTGAAGGAACGCTGCCCGGAGGGTGTAGGGCGGGCACTTGACGCCACAGGAGAGGAATTGAAGAAGTGGAAATGACTTAAAAGGGCACCCCTAATCCTCGCTGCCGCGACCTCCTTGCCCGCTAACGCGGGATTCAGCGGCAAGGGGGTGCCCTTTCTTCAAAACCAAGTACTACAGTTTTAAGAATGAAGGTGACATTAGACATAGGCGAGATTGAGATGGCGAAGGCCATAGCGCGTACAAGGTCTAGCAATAACCGCATGGCCGGTGTTGTTTGCCGTATGCGTTCGCCCTCAAACACCAGCGAGGAGGAAATAAACGGTATGGGCGCAGAACTGGCATATTGCAAAGCGTTCAACATCTACCCAGACTTTTCAGTTACACCAAGAAAAGGAGGACATGACTGCGTCCACCACGG